TCTACATCGCAAATTACTTTTATACCCTTAGCCTTTAGTTTTAGATATGTTTCCTCTGGCTGCATAAGCCCAGAGATATTCCTATTGTAAACAACGTGCGTTACTCCCTCAAGGTTATTAAAAAACTCATCGTCCTTATTCAAAAGCACTACTATTTCTATACCGTAATCTCGTTTCATCTTTGCAAACGGCATTAATAATCTATGATAGCTAACTCCGTTTATGTTTCGGATAATTACTGCTATCTTAATCTTATTCTCATACATAATCTTAAATTGTTTTTTGGCTTTTATGTAGTCATCTCTTAGCGTTCTATAACCGATTGACGCACCTTTATGTATTTGCGTTAAGGTCTCGCCATTACTTATGGCTCTTAGGATATTAGCATAATAGTTATTCATTCTGTTGAGTACTTGCTCAACTTCTTGATGCTCTGAGTTTTCGTTATCAAAGTAAGGGTCTTGCTTATTGCATTTTTTTAGATATTGGTTACGCATAACCATAGCAAAATATCCCTTTAAGTTTTCAATTGGTGGTTTAGACAAACATATTTCAAAAGCAATAGAGATTAGCTCCTCTGCTTCTACCTTGTTACCAGTTAGCTTTAGAGCATAATCTCTTATACTTGAATCAAAATATATGTCTTCTAATTTCAAAAGGGTAGACTTTCTTCTGAGGTAGCCATTTCCTTTTTAGCTTCTGGCTTCCAAGTGTCAAGCTCAACATATGGCTTACCACTTTTACCTACATTTACTTTTAAGTTAACCCAGCCTTTGTCTGTATGTTTTTGAATAAAGGCAATAGCATCTTCTGCTTTTAAGCTAATACTACCTACTACCCACTCTGGTGAATTAGGATTCATTTTAAACATAAATCCATCTGCAAATACTTTTTCTTGTTTGTTCATAATTATTTATTTTCGTTTATTATCATTGACAAAAGTACAGCATAATTAGCTAAATCTAAAACGCTATCTTCTATACTTTCATTGTTTGGTTCTTTATCTGTATTGATTAAAACTCCTAATCTTGCGACTTTAGTTGCGATTAAGTTAAGGCAGTTTGTCCTTGCATCTCCTCCAGTAATAGCCCCAGCTAATTTAAAATTAGATAACCTATCTTCATTTGCATAGTCATCACCTTTACTAAATAATGTTTTTTTCATTTCTCCAGTTATATAGCCGAAGTGTGCCATCTGTTCTTTTTTAGTCATTTATTTCTTTGTTTAATTTTATGTCTTGTAATTTCCATTCGTGCCGTCTTGCGTGTGGTATTTTATGCCTTGTCATTAATCTATTAAATAATGTTTCTTTCTCTGCTATGTTACCATAGACCTCTGAGCTAATTATCTTCTTTGCTCTCATTGCAGTAACTTGATAAAGTCCTTTCATAAATTATCGTGCTTTTGGTGGCATTCTCTGCATCTTACTTTAATGTTATCCTTATCCCAAGCAAGTTCAGCTCGTCTTGTTTTCTGTGCTTGGTCAACCGATATAGTGTGTGAGCAATCTAATCTTACTCCATTTGATTTTAGGCAGTCAGTACAAAAATTATATCCGTACTCCCAGAATTGTTCGCTTAAAGCATTTGCCTTCGCTTCGTGTATCTTTCTATCTATGACGCTTTTAGCTACTCGTTCATCGTCTGACGTATAGTAGTGGTTCATATTGTATGCAAGTCTATACAAATTGTTCATAATTCCCTAATATTTTTATCAACATTAATTTTATTTTGCAGATTATCTATGTGGTTCTCAAGCATTTTAATCCTTTGTAATTGATTTGTAAACTTATCATAAAATTCGTGGTTCTGTTTCTCTAAATAACAAGTATAGTGCATTAAACTATTAAGTTTATCTACGCTATTTTGTTTATTTTGATTAACTGATTGCTTCATTAGCTTTAATTCTATGCTGGATATTACTTGCCTTGCTTCTTGTATTATTTTACTATCGTTAAAAGGGGTCATTTGTGTTGTGTGTTATTGGTTTTATAGGGTCGGTTATCTTCTCTTCGTTGCCATAAGCGTAAGTCTTTTTATTATATACTGCGTCAAACTCATAAAAGCGTTGTTTAGACCAATCCATATTGAGCAATACCTCGCCAAGTTGTCCGTAGTGTTTAGGCTTAACTTTATCTATTGTAATTTTATAAGGCTCGTGATTATCTTTAGCATTTTTATGCACTACGATTATATTTCTGCCGTTGTTATTCCACTCTGAGCCTCCCATTAAATCATAAACGCTTGGCTTTTTTACACTTCCATCTTTCACTTGCTTTGGGTCTGGGTTTTTAGGGTGTATAATTATAAAAGAATGCATCTTATTTACTTCCATAAACCTATTGCGAATAGACAATATCTTGCGTAAATATTCTGGCTTTGTTGGCTCTCCTTTGTGTGCTAAATAATTCCAGCTATCAATAACTGCTGAATTACATTCGTTCTCTTTAGCATAATTCCAAAAGGCTTCTGGCTCAATGCTATGCTCTGCTGATATAAATTTAAACCTATCAAGTAATTGGCTTGAGTATTTGCTTATTTCCTTTTCAGTAATAGTGTTAGGATAACCTTTATCAAATGTTTTACCAGTCATTTTATGAAGTAGATTTGATATTACTTCTGTATCACTTCCATCATCTGGCATATATACGCAATGCCTCCAATTTTGATTCAAGGTTAAACCCATCATTATCTCCTTTAAAAATAAAGACTTACCGAAAAAAGGATACCCAGTAATGTCAGTACATCCACCTTTAACAAAAGTTAATTGCTCATCAAAAGCGTTTAAACCTACTTTGCTTCCCTCTGGAATTCCATTTTTATGCAAGTTAAATAATTGCTCTAATATTTCTCCGTTAGATTTTATCATAATATTTGAGTTTTAGTTTTAAAATCTCCCATATTAACGAACCTTTCTAATTTATCTGGTCTTGTAATAAATTCTAATGTCAGATATTTATAGTTAGTATCTAAGTGGTGTTGGTCTTTAGATGCGTTGCGTAAAGCGTTTACTATATCCTCTTTAGTATAGCCCTCTTTTAATCTTGCTTTTAATTGATTTTTAGCTTTTTCTGGTATAACTCTGGCTTTCTTTCCTAAAATATTATTAAACACACTTAGCAGTTTACTGCTATCTATATTTAATTTAATTTCCTTTCCTTTACTTTCCTTTATAGCATTGCGATTGGTATGCGACTTGGATGCGTTCGCATTGCTACCCCATCTTTTTTCTGCTGACTGCTTGGCTTTCAATGACTTAGACTCCCTAAGTTCTAATCTTTTTTGTATAGAAATGCTGCTAAAAGTATCATTTTCTATCTTAAATAAATTAAAACTTTCTACAACTTTTTCTACTAAATCACTTGAGCAATGATAGTCGTAACTTATACGAGCATAATCGCACTTTAATACGTTATTATTTTGATATAAGTCCTCAATAATTGCCCAGTAGATTCCATAGCCTTCCATACCAGTCTGATAAATCAGCTCTTTAATTTTCTCATCAGCCCTTGAGGTATAATCGTGGCTGAAATAAAATGTTTCTTTCATATAAATTTGTTTTGTGAGGGCAAATATTAAAAATTAATACATAAAATAAAAAATATATTTTTGTGAGATGGAAATAATACTAAAAGATTTGCCAAAGATATCACTTAATAAATGGTATGCTGGTATGCATTGGACAAAGCGTAAAAAGATTAAAGATAATTATACGCTAATAGTTAAAAGTCAGTTTAATAAAACGCTGCCAAAGACAAATACTTATAATACAGAATATCATTTTACATTTAAATCAAGAGCATTAGATGCCTCCAACTGTGTAGCTATGGTTAAAATGATTGAGGATATAATCTTTGAAAATGATAGTTATAAAATAGTTAAGAGCATACTAATTACAAGCGATAAAGGGTTAGAGGATTCAGTTAAAATAAAAGTTTTTTAAAAAAATTTGTTTGGTATTTAATATTTTGTATATATTTGCAATACAATTAACACAAAACAAAATGAAAAATTACAGAAAATTAACACAAAAAGAATCAGAAGAAATTGACAATGTAGGTTGTCAAAGACAAATGGATAGCGTTCTATCTCAATATTATTGTCAAGTTTACAAGCACAGACAGTACAACGATGGCGAAATTTATCATACTTACATTTTAGCCGACTGCAAATATTCCACTTTAGTTAAGGAGTTATTTCCAAATGTCGGTGAATCGTTTGACATTAATTACCATTTAGAAAGAGTAATATAACACAAAACAATATGAAAGAATCAATTAAAAAAGAATTAGCAAGTCACATCTTAGATAAAATAGAAGATGGAATTGTTACAAACGAAAATATAATTGACTGGGGTCACTTATGCTTCAATGAAGATTATTATATTATTGGTTATTATCAAGCAGAACAATGGTTAAAGCGACATAATCTATCTGCTTTTGAAGCAATAAGTATCTGTCAAGAATACGATAGAGAAAATTTTGTAGAAATAGAAATTTATGATAACGCCGAAGATACTGTTAATATGCTAACTTTTATTTATGGTTATGATTTATTAAATGAAGTAGGTGCAGAAACTATCGAAGATTTAAAAGAAAAATTAGAAACAATATGAAAGAATCAATTTTAAAAGTAACCTCAGCATTTATACCTATGTCGGTATGGTGTTGGGCAGTAGAAGAGCCACAAGCAGCATCTATTCTATTTGTTATAGGTTTATTTGCTGCATTAGAATTAACATATATAAAAATAAAAAAATGACACAAAACAAAAAACAAGTAATCGACGCAATAGCCTATTTTGAGGGAATGGGTTTTATTCAAGACTTAACAACAGACAAAAGACACTACGCACAAATCTTAGTGGACTATGCCAAAGAGAATATGGATATGCACAGAGACGAGGTATATGATGCAAAGCAAATACTAAAAAAAGCTGGTTATCAAATTGCAATATTTAACGTATCAGATATTACAGACCATTTTTATTGTTCTGAAGATATGGCACATCAAATATTAGAAGAGGTTTATGACGATATGGATGAAGATAGCTGGAACGAGATAGTATATAAATGCAATCATTACGAAATAAAACAAAAAGATTAAAAAAATGAAATACACCAAAACAATATCTCCAGAATTAAAAGACATATTGAAGTCTTGCACAAGCGTAGAACAACGGAAACAAGTTGCCAGTAAACACGAAATATCTATACACACTTTAAATAGCGTTATAGAGGGCAAAAGAAAAGTTAATTTAAATAATCAAAATTGTATAACTGAGCTATTAAGAATATCTATTGTTAATGCTCGTAATATGCACTACTCATTATTAGACTATTACCAAGAATTAAAACAGCTATAAAAGAAAAGCCCTCTTGGTCTTGAGGGCTTTATAATAAAAACAATAAAACTATTGTTCACACAAAACAAAGGACAACAATAACAAGAAAAAAATTAACTAAATAAACATTATAAGAACATTTTAATTATATTTGTAATATGAATTTATACACAAAACTAAACAAAGTAAAAAAAGAGATAGGAGCTATCTCTAAAGAATCAACAAACCCCTTTTTTAAATCAAAGTATTTCGACATCAACTCGCTACTAAAGCACGTTGAGCCGTTATTACAAAAGAATGGTTTACTATTATTGCAGCCCATTTATAAAGGTTATGTAATTTCAGAGATTATCGAAATAGAAACTGGAGAAAAAATACAAAGCGGTTTGCAATTACCAGAAATGGATGACCCACAGAAGTTAGGTTCAGCGGTAACTTATTACAGACGATATACTTTGCAATCGCTTTTAGGATTACAAGCTGAGGATGATGATGCAAATACTGCCAGTCAAGCTACAAAAAGCCAAAAACAATGGGTAAACCAAAACGATAAGATATGGAACGCAGCAGTAGACAAAGGAATTACTCTTACAGAGCTTAAAAAGCACTATTCAATAAGTAAAATTAACGCAGAGCTATATCCATTCAAATGAAAAAATTTAAAATAAGAGCTTCTGCAAGTGGTAAGCTAATGACAAAGCCTCGTTCTAAAAGCGAGTTTTTATCTAAGACTACTAAATCATATTTAGAAGAGTGGGTAAAAGAGCAGATATACGGAGTTAGAAAGAATATTAACTCTAAATATTTAACTAAAGGTAACCAAGTAGAGGACGATGCTATTGTATACGCCTCTGCCGAAAAAGGTTGGCTATTTGCTGAAAAAAATGAGGAGTTTTTTGAGGATGAATATTTCTGTGGCACGCCAGATGTTATCTTAGAGGATAAAATTATAGACATAAAATCAAGCTGGGACTGCTTTAGCTTCCCTTTATTCTATAACGGCATACCTAATAAGGATTATTACTATCAGTTACAAACCTATATGCACTTAACGCAGAAAGATAAAGCCCAGTTAGTGTATGTATTAATGAATACACCAGAGGAATTAACCTTTGAGGAGAGCCACGACTATTCAGAAATAAATAGTAAGTATAGAATTAAGACATTTGATATAGATTATGATGAAGAGGGAATATATGAGTTGCAACACAAAGTAATAGAATCAAGAGAATATATAGATGGAATTAGTAAAGCATTATAAAACAGAACATCAAGATTACCTTTTTATTAGGAATACGCTTAAAAAAGGGTACACTCACCTCAATACTATCTTAGGTCTATGCAGAAAGGTCGGTATGATAGAAGCAAATAGAAAGATAAGTGACCTTGTTAAAATGGGGCAGATAGAACAAGTGGCTATTAAGGATGAGGACGGAGATATTAAATATAAATATTACCCTAAACAAGATAAGCCCTCATATTATTCGGCTGCTGGTATTGAAAAGCTGGGAGGATGGCAAAGCGATAGTTTCTTAAAAGGTAGATTAACCTTTGATAAGCTACTAAACTGCATATCTAAATACTACAATATACCCCAAAGAGAGATACAAGGAGTTAAAAGACATAGAGAGAAAGTAATATGTAGGCAAATGTTTTGCTATATTGCCAGAGATAATATGCCTAATAGCTCTCTAAAAACTATTGGGGCTGCTTTGGGAGGGAGAGACCACTCAACAGTCATACACTCAATACAACAAGCTGCCGACTTAATGCAGTATGATAAACAATTTAAGAAAGATTACACCAGATTAAACGAATTTATAAAAACAAACTTATGAATATTACAAAACAAATTAAACAGCTATTGACTACGAATCCAGAAATGAGAGACAGCCCTAAAAAGTTAATCCGAAGAGCTTTGCAGGACGCTTACGGAGTTAATGTATTATCTGCTATGATTATTGCAGAATACTACAAAAACGTTTTAACTAT